GACTCCAGCTGCTTGCCTGAGTCACGCAGCTGAACGCTCAGGTCGACCACTTGCGCGTTGGCCTCGGCCAACTGGCCCTTGAGGAACGCGACCACTTCGTTGGTCTTCGGCTCATCGGCGGCCGGCGCGGCGGCGGCCGGCGCGGCGGCGGCAGCGGCGGCGGCAGCGGCTGCGGCTGCGGCTGCTGCGGCTGCAGCTGCGTCGGCAGCGGGCTGGGCCGATGCGTCGTCGGCGTCTTCGCCACCGGTGGCGTCAGCGGTCGGGGCAGTCACGGGTGCGGCTGCTGCGGGTGCGGCCACGCCGCTACCCTCGGCCAAAGCGGCCACTTGTTGTTCCGTCAGTGCAGTTTTCACCACAGGTCCTTTCGAGAAATTGGCGCCATACTGGGAAGCGGTTCTGGCAGAGTCAATCCCCCGCTGGATCTGTGAGATCACAGCGTCAAAGGTCGCGACGCCATCGACCAAGCCGACGGCCACCGCGCGCTCGCCGATGAACATGCGGCCCTGGCCAAAAGTGGAGTCGGCGGTGGCGGCCGAGACGCCGCGGCGCTCAGCGATGTAGGAGCTGAAGAGGCCCGCCACCTGATCCACACCGGCCTGGATGACTTCCTTGGCCTTGGCCGACAGAACTTCCATGGAGTGGCCCATGGCCTTGAACTCGCCGGAGCGCACGATGGTCGGAGTGATGCCGATGCGCTCCATCATCTTGGTCATCTCCTGGTGGACAACCAACACGCCGATGGAGCCGGCCTCAGCCACGCGGCCAATCTCCATGCGGCGCGCGCTGGAGCCCAGCCATAGGGCGGCCGAGGCCATCATCCCGGAGCTGTAGGTGTGCACGGGCTTGACGCCGGCGTCGATCGTGCGGATCAAGTCGGCCACGTCCGTCACGCCGTTGACGGCGCCGCCCCCGGAGTTGATGTCCAGTAGGATGCCGCCGATGTCGGGGTCGTTGGCTGCCTGGACCAGGGCCTCGCGGATCTCGTCGTAGCCGGTGATGCCCGCGTAGCGCGCGTACCAGGGTGCACCGGGAACCAGGCCACCCGTGATGGAGATGACGGCGACGTTGCCCTGCTTGCTCAGCAGGCGCGACGGCTCGTCGTCCTCTTCGTCATCCGCGCCGTACACGGCCGCGTCCATCTGCGCCGCGCGCTCGAGGCCCGCTAGGTAGGTGGAGAAGGACTCGGGCGTTCCCGCCCAGTATTTGATTTCGGGGAAGATCATCACTTGACCCTTTGAACTGGAGAGCCCTTGGGCTGCTGCGGCGTCTCGGGGGACGTCGCCTTGCCGAAGGTGCTCTGGCTGGTGTTGCTGAGTGGGTTGCCTTGGGCGGCGTTCGGGTCGGTGCCCGCGCCGGAGCGGAACATGGTCCCGGAGAGCTTGGGCGAGCCGGGCGGCGGCAGCTTGCCGGTCAGGCGCAGGGACGCCTCTTCGTCGGTGATCAGGCCCAGGCTGAGCAGGTCGAGCCCGCGCGACTGCTTCATCGAGCGGAAGGCCTCGAGCTCGGACTCCGGGCGCAAGTCGATCCGGTCGAACGCGAACTCGACGTACACGTCGTGGCCCAGCAGGCGCAGGGCCAGCGTGAGCGCGCGCGAGAGGACCGTGTTGACCTTGGTCTGCACGCCCTCGCAGTAGCGGATGAACAGCAGCGTCTCCGTGCTGGCGACGTTCTGGCTGCCAGAGCCGTGCCCGAGCACCGCGGGCGGCGCCTTGGTGCCCGTGGCCAGCTTGGCGTTGGTCATCTCCTGCAGGGTCTTCCACTCGTCCGACAGCGACGCGTTGCCGTTGTTCAGGTAGTTGAAGCCCACCGTGTCGAAGTGCACCAGGGCGTCGTCCGGCTCCAGGCCGTTCACCGAGCCTTCGATGGCCGAGATGTAGTTTTCCTGGTAGGCCCTGGCGCCGTCGGGGTCGCCCTGCAGGTTGGCCGGCATGGACTTGCGGAACTTGTCCGAGTCGATGCTGACGTCCAGGCGCGGCTGCAGCGCGCGCTTGATGGAGCGGCGCACGTCGTTGGTGAACTCGGTGTCCGCCAGCACCGCCTGCAGGGCCGCCTCCATGGGCGAGTCGCTGTAGGCCGTCAGCAGGTCCTGGTCGATCGACTCGTAGAAGAAGGCCGGCGTGTCCAGGATCCGGTCGCCGTCGGCGGCCTTCTGCAGCGGGTACACGGCGCCCTTGGTGTCCTCGTAGAACTCGAGCTGGCTGACCGCGATCGGCTGAAGCCGGTGCGGCAGGCGGGCCTTGTCCAGCACCAGCTCCAGCGAGCACGAGCCTTCGATGCGCAGCTCGCGCGTGAGCATCTCCGCCACCGCGTGCAGGCCGCTCACGTTGTTGAACCCCTCGGTGTAGTCCGTGAGGAAGTTCATGCGCGAGATGACCTGCTGCAGCGCGTCGGTGGCCTGCGGGTTGGCCGTGCCGTCCAGATTTCGCGCCACCGACATGAAGTCGCGCGTGACCACCAGGCGCTGGTACGCCCAGACGCTGGCCGACAGGTCCGGGCTGACCTTGGAGAGGTCCCGAATGGTCGACTTGGTGGTTGTGCCGTTGCGTAGCGTCAGCAGGTCCAGGTTGGCCGTGCGCCGGTCCGTGGAGGTCAGGCGCTGGTCGCCGCTGGACGTCTTCGTCCGCTTCGACATGCTGGGCTGGGACTGCTGCTTGTTCGGGACCTTGGGCTCCGCTACCGGCGGCAGCACAGTGGCCGCCTCCTTGGAGGGGCCAAAAACACCGCGGATTTTGAGGGCCAGGTCACGCAACATGCGGCGCATACTGGAGTTGGCCCCCGCCAGAAGGCAATCCCCCGGGGATTGCGCAAAAGAAAGCCGCCGGGGTTAGCCGGCGGCAAAGCTCTGTGCAAAGAAAGGAAACGCGATGCCTTGCGGCGCACGCAACCCTATCTACGTGCCCGGGTGCGTGTCAACCCTTGGGCCGGTGCTTGAACGTGCTCACCCCCGGCAAGCTGCCCATGACCTGGAAGCTGGCGATGCCCCGCATGCGCGCGGCGATGCTGAGGTACAGCAGGCTGTGGTGGTAGTGGTCACGTCCCTTGGACGACTTCTGCCACATGGAGGTGAACTCTCCGTTGCGCAGCGTGGCCGAGGCGCGCTTCATGTCCATCAAGTGGGCCTTGAACAGCTCCCACTCCTGGGTCTTGCGCACCGCCACCAGGTTGGCGCGGAAGTCCGCCAGCAGGTTGTCGAAGGCGGCGTTGCGGTTCACGTGCACCTGGCGCACGCCCTGGATGGCCGCGTCTGGATCGTCCTCCTTCATGCGCACGTCGAACAGCTCCAGGCCGTTGCGCGCGACGTAGCTGGCGCCGAAGAGGTTGGGGTCTTCCGCTGACAGCCCCATGATGAGATCGGTGTAGGGCTGGATGTCGCTGAGGGTGATCGAGACGCGGTACTCCGCCTTCAGTGCCCAGTACCGCTCGCGGAACTTGGCCAGCGGCACCCGCTCCATGTGCACCACCACCAGGCGCCCCTCGTGATCGGTCGAGCCGACCGTGAAGTGGCAGGTGAGCCCCAAGTCGATCCCCATCACGTGGGTCGTGAAGGGCGTCTGCAGGGCCTCGAAGCCGGCCGCGGTCAGGTCATCCTCGGTCAGGCCGCTCTCGGCGTCCTCCGCCGGCAGGCCGAGGGAGAACTGCTTGAACTTGGACTTGTTGGCGTAGCTGGTGGACGCGATGACCAGGTCGGACAGGGTGACGACGGTGGGCGCATCGAACGGCTGCACCTGAAAACCCACCGCGCGGTGGCGCTCGCTCGGGTTCTCGCACACCCACTGGCGGAAGTCCGGCGCGAGGTTGGCCGGCTTGCCGCAGTCGGGGCACAGAAGCATGGCCTCCTCGTGCCGCACCAGGTGCAGGTTCTCCTTGACGATCTCGTCCAGGTGCTTGTCCCAGCCCGGGATGCGCACGTGGTCGTAGTAGTTCGGGATGAACAGGTGCGAGCAGTGCGAGCAGCGGCAGAAATTCCAGTACCGCTTGCTGGCCTTGAAGGACTCGTCGATCGGCCCGCCCGGGAAGGTCGGCGTGGACAGCTTGATCTTCCACTTGTAGGCCGAGTGGATCAGGCGCGAGTGGTAGTCGCCCAGGATCTCCTGGTCAGAGAAGTCCACCTCATCGTGGATCAGCATGTCAAGGGTGGTCGAGATGGCCGCGTTGCCTGTCGCGGCGCCCTTGAAGTAGATCTCCTTGCCGACACCGAAGGTCTTCGTGTCAGCCGAGTCGATGTCGTCCGTGCCCACCGCGGCGGACAGCGCCGGGCTGGTCGAGATGATCGGGCCGAAGCGCGTCTTGGAGTAGTTGGACGCGAAGCTGGCCGTCGGGAACGTGTAGCCGATGCGGAACGAGCCCGGCATGATCATCACCAGGCCCAGCGCCATGCGCATGGAGAGCTCGGAGATGCCCGTCTGGGCCGACTTGCGGATCACGATCTCCGGCGCGTCCTCCTGCAGGATGCGCAGCTGGTACTCGTGGCCCAAAAAGCTGAAGTTTTTGCCGTTGATGAACGTGTTTTCGGTGATCCAGCGCGCCAAGTCCTTGCGTCCGAGCTTCTGGACGGTGGCCGTTCGAATGCGCTGCAGGTGCTGCCGCGTGGTCTGTTTCACAGGCCTGCGGTCTCCAGCGCCAGCTCGTACTGCTCCAGGAACGCTTCCTGAGCTGGTACGGGCAGTGTTTGCAGGGTCTGGATGAGCACCTGCTCGATCTTTTTCAGGCGCTCCGAGGTGTGCACCTCCACCTGCAGCTTCGTGATGGTGCCCAAGGCGGCCGCCACGGCGTTGACGGTCTGCGCGCGCTGGTTGGCCGGCACATCTTCGTCCGCCAGCACGTCGCGCTGCAGTTTTTGGGCCGTCAGGAGCTGCAGCAGCAGCTCTCGCTCCATGTTCAGGTCGAGCAGGGAGCGGATCGGCAGGCGCTGATCGACCTCCTGGCGCAGGCGGATGAGCTCGTCGATCTCCATCCCGTCCAGTTCGAACGGGTCGTCGTCGCGCGGGGGCTTTTCGGCGCTTTTGGGCTGCTCAGGCTGAGCTCTGGGGATGTCGAGGGACCGCATGGTCCCGCGAACCTATCTACTTCGGCCGCGCGGGGGAATCGGGGGCCTGATCTTGCGGTTGGGAGGGCTCAGGTCGGGGTTTTGGGCGCCTGAGGCCTCGCGCGCGGCGTGCGGTCACCTTGGCCTCATCGCGTCAGCCGACTGCGGCCCGGCTGATTTCAGGGGCGAAGCCGGCCTTAGGTCCTCCGGGAACGCCTTCACCTGGTCGTAGACCATCTCCTTGGACCAACTCCTGGCGAAGGTGACGTCCTTGTAATTGGCTACCGCCCAGGCCTCCAAGGCGACACTAGCCCTGTGCTCCCTGACGGCATCCCTCGCCCACTTGGACCCGCCCGAGGCGTCCTTGGAGCAGGCCATGTTGCTGCTGACAGTGCCGCCCATCACGTTGGTTGCCGTGTAGCGCAACCAGAAGTGCTCCCCGTCGTCTGCGCCCCAACGCTTGCCCAGGTTCTTCACCGCCTTGACCGAGGCGGGGTCGTTGAACTTGATGCGCTCAGCGTCGAGACAGGCCGTCTCAGGGCTTGCGCCGGGCCCGCAGGCGGTGAGTAGGCCCACCAGGGCGGCGGCGAGCAGGGTTTGGCTCGCGCGCGTCACAGAGCAGCCTCCTTGGGTCCGCGCGGACCCGGCGAGGTGCGTGCCTGGACGGGCAGCCCCTGCGAGATGCGGATCTTGCGGACCTTGGCTGCGATTGAGCCAGGGGACAACCCCATCTCCAGGCCCGCGGCTCTTGCGGAGACCTCCCCCGACAGCACGCGCTGGACGGCCTTATTGAGGGCCGAGGCCCTCTCTTCTGACACGGCGAGATCCAGGCCGCCTCGTTTGACCCCGGCCTTGAAAGGTTCGGCGGCGTCGACCTTGAAGTAATCGTTGACGGGGATCTGGTCGGTCAACTTCAGCTGTCGAAGCCACAGGTTGAGGGTGACGTAGTTGATTCCGGCCTCAGCAGCTGCGGCTTTTCTGCTGATTTCCCCGGCCACCAGGCGGTTTACGAGGGCCTGAAACTCGGGACTTTGCTTATTCATGTGTGCATATTACACCATATCGGATAGAAAGTTTCAAAAATTTTTGGCCGCTTTGAAGGGCCCAGGAACGGGGCCTGACCGTTCGTCGGATAAAAAGGGTATACGTCAACAAAAGTAGTTGCACGCTATCCGATAGGGTGTTATAGTTGTCTACATGGTGTATCGCCACCATGCCAAGGCGCCCATCGGGCGCCGATACCGCGCCAGTCTCGGCGCCTATAGGCACAACTACGCCTGTACTTTTTGGAGTCTCAAAATGTCCGCTTCCGCTCTCTTGACCATCATCAACGCCCGTAACGCCAACCCGGCCACCCTGCGCGCCATGCTCTGCGAAGCATTCAAAGCCGATGCGCTGCACCTTGTGACTGCGAACAATGGCGAACCGATGCAAAGCGCTATCAATGCGCTCCCCATGGGCAAAACCCAGATCAAGGGCGCCCAGAATAAGGCCCTTGGCGATGCCATCGGCCAAGGTGTGGCCGCTTTGCGCAAAGCGCTACCCGATGGCCAAGGCTGGATTGGTGCCGCTCGCGGTTCGTTCGCCAAGGCCAGCAAAGCCGACCGGGCGCCCTACGAACAAGCCCATGCACTGGCCTGCGAAGCATTCGCCGAATGCCTGAATGCCAGCGAAGCATGGGCGGACAAGCCCGAAGTTACGCCCGAAGAAAAGGCGCAGAAAAAGGCAGAGCGGGAAGCGGCCAAGGCGGAAGCGGAAGCGGCCATTGTGAAAGCCGGCATCGATGCCCGCATCGCATCCGGCGAGCTGGTGCCTGCGGACAAGGTGCAAAGCGTCGAATCCCTTTCCGTGCTCGCCCTTGTCGAAGCGCTCGAAAAAGCCATTTCCCGCGATGGCATCACCGATAACGCCCGTGACATTCTCATGGCCTTGATTGAACCCGCCAACGCCTAAGCCGGCGCCGGCGCCCTTGAAAAAGGGCGCCTACAGAATGGGCCAAACCCGGCCCATTCTGTAGGCTGTGCCATAGCGCACGCCCGTTCGGTGAGTCATGCTCCATACGTGGGGTAAGGCTTGCTGATGCCCGATCTTTAGCCGGCGCCGATGGCCCGGCTGTGGTTTTTTGCTTTGCCCTTGTCGGGTTCGTCATGCTCCATGCGTGGGGTGCGACGTGCCATGACCACAGGGTGGCTGCATACGTGCGCCTGCAACTAACCGCCAACGATGACAACGGCAACGACTGGAGCACCCAGCGCGCCCGTTGAATCCTCCCAAAGCAACCCCACAACGACAACGCATGTTGACCATGGGCCGGACTACGTCTGCCGGTATCCAAGAACACGAGGAAGTGCGTTCTCAGTCGAGTGGGACGGGTGGCCGCGCCATGTGGCCACAACGGGTTTTGTGCACCCTCAACGCACGTGATGCGCTCAACGTCAAGACGTGAAACAACCGAGTTCAAGCGGCCGGATAGAGTAGGCCGCGCCCTTTTCGTTGTCGGGGGCGAAATCGACGACGTTCTAGCTGCCGGATAGAGTGGGCAGCGCTCCATTTTCGGGTCGGGAGCGAAATCGACCTCAACCAACCGATCGTCAAGATCCCGCCGCGCGTGTCGGTCACACGTGCATCAAGCGTGAAAAACGCTGCCGCAGGTGCGTCTGTACCTGGAGACACTTTCAGTGTCCAAATCGAGGCCATCCATCCGGGTGGCCTTTCTTTTGGGTGACTGTTTTACCCTTTTTGGAGACCAACATGCGACTCATTGCCACCTTCAATCCTCCCGACAACGGCTACACCTACGCCGCCAAGGTGTACCGCGACGCCGAGTTCAACCAGTACGTGGTCAAGCTGTTCTGCTGGAGCCAGCACCAGACCGAGGCCGACTACTTCACCAACGACAAAGACGATGCCATGAGCACCGCGCAGGACATGGTCAAGCGGGCCAACCGGGCCACCCCCAACCCCACCCTCGCCGCACCCGACAACGGCGACGACGAGGTCATCCCCTGCTTCCTGGGCACGGACGGTGTCTGGCGCACTGCCTATGCCGTTGTCGGGGTGACCTCGTGAAGCTCGCCATCGCCCTGACGCTGGCCGGCCTGGTGCTGGCCCTGTGCTCGATCCTGGCCCCGACCCAGTCGGGGTTGCATCTCGCCCTCATTGCCCTGTCTTTCGGCTGCCTGGCAGGTGCTCACCTGCGCCTGTGGACGTGTGAGAACCCCCGACAACGTCGGCGTCTTCGCACCAGGCGCTGACGGGGTCGTTGTGAGCTGGCCCTGACGTTGTCGGGGTCGTTGTGCGTTGACGCTGACGTTGTCGGGGGTTTTGCCGTGCTGCGGCGGCGTCGTCGTTGTCGGGGGCAGGTCCTGCCCCGTTTTTGCCCCAATTTGGGGCTGACTTTGGAGTTCAAAATGGCTTTTGTTTCCTCTCTCGAACTGGCCCAAAACGACCGGGCCGCGACCAAGTACGTGGCACAGCGCCGCGCTGACGCACAGCGCCTGATGCAGGACCTGTACGACCTGGGCTACGTGACGGTGACCAAGGTCGCCGGCGGCATCCAAGTCGGGGACGTTCTGTGCCTGGGTCTGAACTGCGCCATCGCCTACATCCTGGCGCGTTGGTGGTGATTTTGTACTGACCCATTGGTCAGTAACTGTCGCATTCGTGGGGCTCAGTGCAACTGCGAATGCGAATGATTCGTATTTACTACGTGTCCACACACGTAGGGTGATCGATTCTGGGTCGGGTACTGCTTAAAAAATAGGCAGTCCCGGCCCTTTTTGCGTCTGGCCGGCCTGGCCACCCTTCGGAGTCCAACATGAAATCGATTTTGCTCGGCGCCTGCGCGCTTCTCGGCCTGGTCCTGTTCGCAGGCTCCCTGGTGGCGTTCGGCCTGGGCCTGACGCCCGATGTGGGCGGCCTGGTGCTGATCTTCGTGTCCGCCGGCCTGACGATGTTCAGCTCCTGGCACATCTGGGACTGACCCCACAGGTGAGCAGGCTCGGCCGCCCTGCCCGCCTCAACCTTAGCCGCCTTGGAGACCAACATGCTGCGAGTTTTCCGCCCCACGCCGTTCTACGGCCAGTTCATCTTCACCGAGCACGGGCACCTGTGCAAGCGGCCTGGAAAGGCCGTGGCGCTCGCTGGCAAGGTGGACGGATACGTGGTCGACCTGGCCACAGGCCGACGCGTCTACGAGTCGCCCAACTGCCCGCACTGAGGCCGGGAAAGCAGGTCGGCCCGAGTATCACTTTGGTATCGGTTCAGACCTGCTTAAAAAACAGGCAAAAGGTGTCATTTCGGCATACTTTCAAGAACATAGTTTTTCACTTAACTATTCCAGCTTTGAGAACTTCTTTACGTGACAAGGGTTTACAGAAATACCCGCTTCCGAGCTTTTACCCCCTCTGGTCGTAGGGTTATTTTCATTTTGAAAAACTTTTTCAACCTGAAAAGCCGTTTCCGGGACCCTATACCCCGTGAAACACCAGTATTCACCTAAGTCCTTGTCACGTAAGGAAGTTCTCAAAGCTGGAATACGATTTGGCCCATTTCGCGGGTATTTAGTGCCAAAGCTGACAC